AACCTGAGCTGTGCCGACCTGCGCGGTGCCAACCTGCGCGGTGCCAACCTGAGCTGTGCCAACCTGAGCGGTGCCAAGGAACTTCTTTCCGCTGTAAATTACATGGAAGCGCATTTTGAGCGTACACCTGACGGTTACATTGCCTATAAGATTTTTGGAGGTGAATTTGCAACGCCGGAAAGCTGGAAGAGAGAGAAAGGCAACGTTATCACGGAGAACGTGAATTTCGACCGTACAAACGAATGTGGATGTGGTATCAACGTTGCGCCGCTGGAATGGGTAAAGGAGAACTATGGTCACAAAAAGCGCGACATTTGGAAGGTTCTGATTCGCTGGGAATGGCTCTGCGGTGTCTGCGTACCGTATAACACTGATGGAAAAATCCGCTGTGAGCGCGTGGAGCTGGTGGAGGTTGTGAAGTAATGGCTAAACAACATCTTTCCAGAGACGAACGCCTGATTATGCAGGGAAAATTGAAAGGCACACGCGAAACAATGGACATGGTTGGAATGGTATTGCATGACAAGTTTGGTTGGCATGTCCATGAAGAAACAGCGGACGGACACGACACCATGAGCCTTGAGTATCTTTTCAACTGCCTTGTGGAGCTTACGAATGCAATCAACAACGGCTATGTGCGCCGCAAGGATATCCGTAAAACATTGGCAGAGGAATACAAGGTTGCGTATACAGGAGGGGAAGAAAATGGTTAAGGCGAAAGTCTATCTTAAATCCGGACAATGCTTTGACGTTGCCGCAGAAAAGATTGTGTGCAAGTATGACACTATTACGGGAGGATTAACATCGTTTAAGTACGAAGGTGCTGCTGAGTTCCCAATCTATCTTGATGTTACGCAAGTCGTTGCTGTTGTGCAGCTTCAGGACAATGAATGCGGAGGTGCTGATGATGTTTGAAGAAAAAATCGTTGATTGGGACGGCGTGTTTGCTTGGGCTGCTATGCCAAAGTACAAGGATGGTGACACAAATGGAAGCTGAAAAAGACAACGCTGCAAAGCGATACCTTCAGCGGATCAAACATTGTGATTCGTGCATTAACACCAAACTGGAAGAACGTCAACGCCTGTGGGATAAGATGACAGAAATCACGCCAACACTGAAGCAGGACGTTGTTTCTGGCGGCGGCTGTCAAGACAATCTGTCTGATGCTATGGCGAAGCTCATTGACCTTGAAGCGGAGATCAACAGGGAGATTGATTGTTACGTTGATGCGAGGAAGGCTGTTACAAGGACAATAGGCAAGGTGGGAGACATGAAGCTGCAAGACGTGCTGAATATGCGGTATGTGCAGTTCAAGACGTTTGAGCAGATAGCGGCTGAAATGAATTATACATATCGCTGGGTGTGCATCATGCACGGACGGGCGCTTCAAGAGGTCGAAAAAATCATAAATCCAGAAAAGAGTTCCTTTTAATTCATGGTTGAAATGTGATATTGTTATAATCAAAGAATAGTAGCTTCCGAGGAAGCGGGGCGTGGGTTTTCTTTCTCCTACCACGTCCTGCTTCTTTTTTTAGAAAGAAGGTGATGATTGTGACTGATAAGAAGCTGACGGCAAAACAACAGCGCTTTTGTGACGAATACCTGATTGACCTGAACGCAACACAGGCTGCAATCAGAGCCGGATATAGCGAAAAAGCGGCACGTCAGATAGCAACGGAAAACATGGCAAAACCGTCTATCAAAGAATATATCGAAAAACGGATGGCAGAAAAGGAAGCCGCCCTTGTTGCAGATCAGGCCGAAGTGCTGAAATATCTCACATCCGTTATGCGTGGTCAGTCACAGTCAGAAGTTGTGGTTGTTGAAGGCGTTGGCGAAGGCTGTTCTGAAGCAAGAGCAATGCAGAAAGCGCCGGATGAAAAAGAGCGCCTGAAAGCTGCTGAACTGCTGGGCAAAGCGCACATGATGTTCACAGACAAGGTGCAGCAGGAAGTGGACATGGATTTGAACATTACGGTGGATTACGGTGATGAAAATTAAAGAAAGGCGGTGTTTTCAATGGATTTTGAAAACGAACTCTGGAAAGAGATTGAAGGCTATGGTGGCCGGTATCAGGTGAGTAATTGCGGCAGAATTTGGAATGTCGCAACGCAAAGCATGATGAAGCCACAACTGAAGAAAACGGGTTATTTGTGCCTTAATCTGATGAAGCCAAACAAGAAGCTGGTTTCTGAAAGAGTGCATAGGCTTGTAGCACTGTATTTCTGCGAAAAGCCTGACGGTTGCAATGTGGTAAATCACATTGATTCAAACAAGACAAATAATCACGCCGAAAACCTTGAATGGACAACGGTCAGCGGAAATACAAAGCATTGCTTTGAAAATAATCCGGTGTTCAGGAAACAGGTTCTTGCCAATTCAATAAAGGCTGCAAGCAAAGTCGTTCTTACTCTGGAAGTCAGAGATAAGGACGGCTTTTTAATTGGCGTTTTTCGTGGCTATAAGGAAGCCGCCGAAGCGTTAGGCATAAACGAAAAGACGGTCAGAAATATTCGGTTTAATAGGTTTCCCACAAACAGACACGGCTTCACTATTTCGGCCATTGCAAAAGGTGGTGATGCCGTATGAACATTTCAGTCAAGATGAATCATTGCTTCAAAGAAGTTGACAGAAGCACTAAAAGATACATAGTGATGAAAGGTTCAGCTTAGCTGGCTCTGGGAAAAGCGTTGACACGGCGCAAAACTACATCCTGCGGCTGATGCGGGATAAGGGCAGAAACCTTGTCTGTATCCGCAAATCTGACATCACAAACCGCGACAGCACCTTTGCGGAGCTGACCGGTGCTATATACCGTATGTTTGGAGATCAAGCGGAACGGTATTGGCAAATCAATATGTCCCCTTTGCAGCTTACCTGCAAGGCCAACGGAAACAAGATCATCTTCCGTGGCATGAACGATGACAAGCAGCGTGAAAAGCTGAAGTCCATCACCTTCCAGCGTGGCAAGCTGACGGACGTATGGTGTGAGGAAGCGACAGAGCTGACACAGGCTGACGTTGAAATCATAGATGACCGTTTGCGTGGTGAGCTGCCACCCGGTCAGTTTTATCAAATCAGAATGACCTTCAATCCGGTGAACAAGAATCACTGGATTAAGAAGGTCTTTTTTGATATGCCGGATGACAATGTTCTGACACACCACAGCACATACCTGATGAACCGTTTCATAGATGATGCCTACAAGGCCCGTATGGAGCGCAGGAAGGCCGTTGATCCGGAAGGGTATCAGATATATGGCCTTGGTGAATGGGGCGAAATAGGCGGCTTAATTCTCCATAATTGGGAGGTAAAAGAGGTCAGCCAAAATCTGAATGATTATGATGACATCGCCATTGGTCAGGACTTTGGTTTCAACCACGCCAACGCAGTTCTGTTGCTGGGAATCAAAGATGATAATATCCACATCCTGTCTGAAATCTATGTCTTTGAAAAGGACACATCAGAAATCATCCAGCTTGCTTCAGATGTTCCACGGAACAAGCAAATGTGGTGTGATTCCGCAGAGCCGGACAGGATCAAGATGTGGCAGAAGGCCGGGTTCCGTGCAAGAGGCGTGGATAAGGGCGGTTCTGCCGGATCAGTCAAAGCGCAAATAGACTGGTTGAAGCAGCGGAAAATCTACGTCCATCCGCATTGCGTGAATACCATCAAGGAATTGCAGCAATGGAAATGGAAAAAAGATGATAAGTCAGGTGAATATCTTGATGAACCTGTTCCCTTTCAGGATGATGCAATGGCAGCGTTGCGGTACGGTATTGAAGGCTGGCGAAAAGTCAAGAAGTGGCTGACTTAATCATAAATGCAAAAAATGAAAGAGAGTGCCACACAATGACTATCAAAGAAATCCTTTACGGCAGCGGCGGTGCGCTGGTACTTATCATGTCGCTTTTGCAGGTGTCCAAAATCAACATCAATCCTTGGACGGCAATCTTCGGCTGGTTTGGAAAGCAGCTCAATCACGAAGTGCTGAAAAAGGTTGCTGATCTTGAAAAGAACATGAAAACCATGCAGACGGACATTGACACGATTCGGGACGAAGGCCGGGAGCGCCACGCCAAGGACTGCCGTGTTAGGATTTTGAGGTTTGCCGATGAAATCTATTTAGGCACAAACCATAGCCAGGAGCATTATAAACAGGTGCTTGGCGACATCACAGCATACGAAAAATACTGTGATGACCACGCAGAATTTGAAAACCAAATCGCCGTGTCGGCAATCAGGCAGATAAAAGAAGCCTATGACCGGCACACATGGCAGCACGATTTTTTACAGTAAGGCGGTGAATCCCTATGCTTACAGTCAGTGAGATTAAGACATTCATGGATAGCGATGCAGCAAGCACCAAAAAGCGGCTTGCAAAGGTAGGATTGAAATACTACGAGGGTAACCATGATATTAACAACTATCGGATTTTCTTCTTTGACGCAGATGGAAAGCTCCAGGAAGATAAGACCAAGAGCAATATCAGAATCAGCCATCCGTTTTTCAAGCTGCTGACAGATCAGCAAGCACAGTATATGCTTTCTGCCAAAGACGGCTTTGTGAAGTCGGACATCCCGGAGCTTCAGACGGAGCTTGACGCATATTTCAACGAGAATGAATCCTTTGCCGCAGAACTGTATGAATTGCTTGTAGGCTGCATTTCCAAGGGCTTTGAGTATATGTACGCCTATAAGGGCGAAAACGACAGGACGGCCTTCCAAACGGCTGACAGCATCGGTGTTGTGGAAGTCCGGGAGAAAGAAACGGATGACGGATGCGCCTATGTGATCTACTGGTACATTGAGCGTATCGGTAAGGACAATAAGAAAATCAAGCGGATTCAGGTTTGGGACAATACCCAGACTGTTTTTTATTGCCAGGAAGATGATGGGAAGATCGAACTGGACAAGTCCGTTGAAATCAATCCAAGGCCGCATATCCTCTACAAGAAGGACGGTGACGAAAGCACCTACTATGAGGATTACGGCCTGATTCCCTTTTTCCGGCTGGACAACGGGAAAAAGCAGGTCAGCGGCGTGAAGCCCATCAAAGACCTGATTGATGACTACGACCTGATGAACGCCGGTCTTTCCAACAACATTCAAGACACCAACGAAGCGCTGTATGTGGTCAGGGGCTTTCAGGGTGACAATCTGGATGAACTGATGCTGAATATCAAGGCAAAGAAGCACATCGGCGTTGACGAAGAAGGCGGCGTTGACATCAAGACCGTTGACATCCCGGTTGAAGCACGGAAAACCAAGATGGAAGTAGACGAAAGCAACATATATCGTTTTGGGATGGGATTCAATTCTGCGCAGGTCGGAGACGGCAACATTACGAATGTAGTTATCAAATCACGATATGCTTTGCTTGATATGAAGTGTGACGGCCTTCTTCCGAGCCTTAAACAGTTCATGCGCAAGCTGCTGAAGCTGGTGCTGAAGGAAATCAACGACACGCAGGGCACGGACTACACTCAAAATGATGTGTATTTCGACTTTACAAGGGAAATCATCACAAACGAACAGGACAACGCACAAATTAAGCTCATTGAAGCACAGGAGCAACAGGCAAGAATTACAACACTGCTGAATCTTTCGGCACAGATTGGAAACGAAGTCCTTATGGAACAAGTGTGTGATGTGCTTGACTTGGACAGTATGCCAAGGCGCTGAAGGACATCAACGAGAAAGTGAAGCTGTTTCAGGCTGACATAGACCTTCTGGATCAGGCGCTTTCACAGGACGGTCTTGACGATACCACGAGGGCGCTGCTGCAATCACAGAAGCGGTCAAAGATTTATCAGCAGAACTATCAAAAAGCGCTTCAGGGGCAGGTCAGCGGCATTCTTGACAAGATGCACGGTGACAATTACGCCACCATTGACAAATACCTGAATGGGTGCTATGAAACGGGCTTTATCGGGACTATGTACGACATAGCGGGGCAAGGCGTTCCGCTGGTCGTGCCCATTGACCAAGCGGCAGCGGTCAAGGCCGTACTGACCGATTCCAAGGTCAGCAACGGTCTTTATAACGCGCTGGGCGTGAATGTAAAGAAGCTGAAAAAGACCATCACACAGGAGATCAGCCGGGGCATTGCTTCCAGTCTGCCATATTCCGACATTGCACGGAACTTGAAAAGCACGGTGAATGTCCCTCTATCCAACGCAAAGCGTATTGTTAGAACTGAATCACACCGTATACAGCAGCAGTCAACAGAGGAATCAAGAAAAGCTGCCGCAAAGCGCGGCGCGGATGTTGTGCGGATGTGGGACAGCGCCTTAGATGGCAGAACACGGCCTTCCCACGCAAGGGTTGACGGTGAAATCAGGGAACTTGACGAAAAGTTTTCCAACGGCTTGATGTTCCCCGGCGATCCTTCTGGTGGAGCTGCCGAAGTTGTCAACTGCCGCTGCACGGCCAACACAAGGGCGCGGTGGGCGCTGGATGAAGAAGAATTGAACACGCTGAAAGATCGGGCTGCGTTCTTTGGGATTGACAAGACGGAAAACTTTGAGGATTACAAGCGAAAGTTCCTCGGCGCAACCAGCAGAGAGCAAGACAGCCTGAAGCGCATTGGACTTCAGTTTTTCGCTTGCCCAAAAGATGTAAATGCAAGAAAAGCAGATGACTTCAAGAAGGCACTTGCGGCAGGGAACATCAATCTTAAAGTCAGAAAGCAAAAGCAAGATCAACACATTGCTGGAACTGCTGAACGGCTAAAACGGGAACAGCAAGAAAACGAGAGTGGCGAACATTCAACATTCTTTTATGAGGGGACAGATGTTGAAGCGCTCTTGTCTGGCCTTTTTGGCACTGGCTTGATTGAGTTTAGGAGCGAGAAGGCCGAATATCCAAAAGAATACATTTCTCTTGCAAAACCCATCGGAATGGCGTATAATTATGGCACCAAAAAATATGTTGATGTTGTAAAGCTGGCTATTCATTATAGTAACAGCGGCGTTCATGCGTACCCGGTAAAGGATTGGGATTAATATGAGTAAAATTATTGAAGCTGAAGTTATGTCAGCAGGAAAAACCAAATTAAGAATTACGCTTTCCAATGGCGATGTCATCGAAGGATATTCGTTAGGCATTGAACCGGCGTTCGATGACAACGGCGAAGAGCTTGATTATAATATCCTTTCATTTCGTGCGTATGCGCCTGAAGCATACTTTGAGCTGCGAAGCGAGGATATTGAAAAGATTGAGAAAGTGGCATAAAAGCACCATGCATCCGCACGGTGCTTTTTCTATGCCAAAAACACACGCCGTGCGTTTATCGTGCGTTCCCAAGTTAGTCCCAAGTTAGTTGCAAGTTAGTTGCAAGTTTGCAAACAACATAAGAAAATAGCAAACAACATAACAAACAACTAAAGACAACTTAACAAATTTCGTAAGAAAGCAACTTGTAACTAAAATTTACAGGTTGCTTTTTTAATACTATGAAAGGTGGTAAAAACCATGAAAAGATGTTGGAAGGATTGGATCAAGAAGGCAGGTATCAGAGCGCTGAAAACCGTTGCGCAGACTGCGGTTGCAACCATCGGAACCAGCGCCGTACTGAGTGAAGTCAATTGGCTGATGGTAGGCAGCGCTTCCCTGCTGTCCGGTGTGCTGTCCCTGCTGACTTCTCTGGCCGGTATCCCGGAAGAGTGCCCGGAGGTGGATGTTGAATGAGTAAGCGTGTATATCTGTCTCCGTCTGACCAGCGGCGCAACACATATGCCTACGGCAACACAAATGAAGCGGAACAGTGCGGACGCATTGCGGAAGAATGCAGAAAAGCCTTGGTTCGCAACGGCGTTGAAGTGATGGTTGGCCAGTATGACACCATGGCAAACCGCTGTAAAGCGTCTGACGCTTTCAAGGCGAATTTGCATGTACCCATTCACACAAACGCTGCCAACGGCAAGGCAAGCGGTACGCGCATTTTCTGCTTCTCCATGGACAAGAACAGCGCTGGCTATAAGGCCGCTAAAGCTGTGTTTGCTGCGCTTGCGCCACTCACACCGGGCAAGAGCGAGAACATCAAGGCAAATCCGGGGCTGTTTGAGGTAAAGACACCAGCAGCGCCCACGGTTTACGTTGAGATTGATTTCCATGATGTGCCTGATGTCGCAAAGTGGATCATCAACAACACAACCATCATCGGTGAAACTATCGCCAAGGGCATTTGTGATGCGCTGGGTGTGCCTTTCAAATGGGTGGAAAGCCCCAACACTGGCGAAACCACGGACGAAACCGAAGGCAAGCTGTACCGTGTTCAGGTCGGCGCTTTCAAGGTGAAAGCGAACGCTGAAAATATGCTTGCTGACCTCAAGAAAGCCGGTTTTAACGGCTATATCAGAGAGGATTAAACCATTTTCCCCATTTGAGGAAGATGGTTTTTTCATTGTCCCGGACATGACGATTAAACTGTCCACAAAATCTATCTGTTGCGCTTACAGACTTAAACAGGCGCTTGCTTGTGGATGACACCACGATTAAAAACAGTAGCAAAGAAAGGATAAACGATGGAATTTCTGAAAGAGATTTTGGGCGAAGAACTCTATAAGCAGTTGGAAACGGCGCTCAACACCTACAACGGCAACGAAGCCAACAAGGATAAGCAGGTAAAGCTTGCCAACCTTGCTAGTGGCGAGTATGTCGGCAAGGGCAAGTATGATGCGCTGGATGCGCTGCTGAAGGGCAAGGAAACTGAACTGACCACGGCGAACGGCCTGATTGCCGAGCTGAAGAAAGGCACCAAGGGCAACGAGGAACTTCAGGGCAAGATCACCGGCTATGAAACGCAGGTGGCACAGCTTCAGGAAGAGCTTGAAAAGACCAAGCTGGAAAATGCCATTCAACTTGCCTTGCGTGATGCAAAGGCGGTCGATCCTGACTATCTGGCTTTCAAGCTGCGCGAGAAGTACAGTGCCGATGAACTGAAGCTGGACGAAAACGGCAAGGTCAAGGGCATTGATGACAAGCTGGCCGGTCTGAAAACGCAGTTCCCGGCACAGTTTGAAGGTTCCGGCAGCAAGAAGGTCATCGAAAACAAGCTTCCTGACGATCAGGGCGGCGGTGAATCCATTACGAAGAACGACTTCGCCAAAATGGGCTATCAGGAACGGCTTAAACTGTTCAACGAGAATCCCACAGCATACGCAGAACTTACAAAAAGCTAATTTGAAAGGAAGATAAATTATGGCTAATCAGACTACCAAACTTTCTGACCTGATTAATCCCCAGGTCATGGCGGACATGATCTCCGCTAAAATCGCAAACAAGATCGTTGTCGCGCCCTTTGCGAAGATCGACACCACCCTTCAGGGCGTTCCCGGCAACACCGTTACAGTGCCGCAGTACGCCTACATTGGCGATGCTGCTGACATCGCTGAAGGCGTGGCCGCTGAAACTGTGAAGCTGACCGCTTCCACCACTACCGTCACCGTCAAGAAGGCTATGAAGGCCGTTGAGCTGACGGACGAAGCCGTTCTGTCCGGCTACGGCAATCCTGTTGGCGAAACCAACACCCAGCTTGCGAAGTCCATCGCTTCCAAGGTGGATAGTGACGCTATGACCGCGCTTCAGGGTGCGCAGCTTGTCTATAATGGCTCTACTGCCGCGATCAAGTATTCCGGCATCGTGGATGCTATTGATCTTTTCGAGGAAGAGGTCAACAGCGAAAAGGTCATCTTCGTCCACCCCAAGCAGGTGACGCAGCTCCGCAAGGATTCTGATTTCATCAGCGCGGACAAGTACAAGGCCGGTGTCATCCTGTCCGGCGAGATCGGCATGATTGCAAACTGCCGTGTGGTGCCGTCCAAGAAGGTGCCCGTGGTGAAGGTTGGCGAAACCGGCAGTCAGGTTGATTGCTACGCCTGCCCCATCGTCAAGCTGAACAATGATGCGGAAACCGAGGATGACGCTGCCGCGCTGACCATCTACCTGAAGCGTGACACCAATGTGGAGACCGACCGCGTGAGCCTGTCCCGCAAGACCGACATTTCCGTTGACAAGCACTACGCCGTGGCCCTGTCCAACACTTCCAAGGTGGTTCTGGCCAAGTTCAAGAAGTGACAAGTCGCTTTGTTAAAAGCGTTGGGTTGAAACAAGAAGTAAGGAGCTGAAACCTTATGATTATGACCGTTGCAGAACTGCGGCAGTTTGTGACAACGGATGAAGAGGATCAGGCGCTTGAAGCAAGGCTTCAGGCGCTTGAACTTCTTATCCGCGCATATACCAACAACAACTTCCAGCAGCGTGGATTCCGCGTTGAAGCTGACATCCGGGGCGGCGTGTTCATGTCCGAAATCCTGATTCCGTTTGCTGTGGGTGACACGGTGATGATCTCACAATCGGACTTGCAATCGGATTGCCTTTGCATAGTCAAGGAAATCACGGATGACACCACGTTCACGGTGAACGAATCGTGTGCTGATGATGATTGCATTCTTGTGACCAAGGTTGTCTACCCCGCAGATGTCAAGCTGGGCGTGGCAAATATGCTGAAATGGCAGCTTGACAACGGGGACAAGGCTGGTGTGTCCTCTGAGACGATTTCAAGGCACTCTGTGACGTATTTCGACATGACCGGGGATAATTCCACTATCGGATTTCCGAAGGCTCTGACGGGCTTCCTGCGGCCTTATATGAAGGCGCGGTTTGGACAGGGGTTGAGAGTATGAAAGGCATCGGCGGCAACATTACTGCAACGCTTCAGGTCTATACTTCCACCAAGAATGAAATTGGCGAGAATGAAAAGACATGGACGGATGCGCAAACACTCAAAGGCTGGCTTGACCTTTCTGCCGGTGACGCACGGCATACCACTTTCAACGCCAAAATTCAAGAATCCACACATGTCTTTATAGCTGACTATGTGCCGCTTGACAGTCGGATCACTGCTGAAAACAGCAGAATGGTCATTGCCGGAAAGCGCTACGAAGTTACGCTGATTGACAATCCAATGGAAATGGGCAGCGGATCACAGCTTGAAATCTATCTGAAATACACGGGAGGTCAGTAAAATGGCAGATGTTGAATTTATTGACAACCATGTTCAGGTAAACAGAGCCATTGACGATGCTGTATATGACTACCTTGTCGGCGTTTCAAATGAACTTGTGACACAGACAGTCAGAAACATTGATGCGGCGAAAGTTGTTGATACTGGACAGTTGAAGGGGTCATTTACATCCATAGTTGATGAATCCAAAGGTGAAGCTGTTGTCGGCAGTCCGCTTGAAAACGCCATTTGGACGGAGCTGGGAACCGGCGAATGGGCGGCAAAACGCAATGGCCGTGCCGGTGCGTGGTATGTCCCTGTTGAGAGGGTCACTGGCAAGAAAAAGCCGACATTCAACGGCAAAGTCATCATTGTGTATGGCAAGAACGGACAGCAGTTCTACAAAACAAACGGCAAAAAGCCGGTTCATATGCTGCAAAAGGCATTTGATGCAAACAAAGGCAAATTCATCCGAAGGGCTGAAGAAATCTTCAAAGCGAGGTTTGATGACTGATGTCTAAAAATCTTCTGAAAGTCGTGTCTGACGGCATGACGGAATTGGGGCTTGAATACGAATTCGGAGAATACACAAAGAAACGGATCGTATATCCCTATTTTGTCGGCGAGTACACGGAAACAGAGCCTACGACAGAGGACGGGCTTCAGGAAACGACCTTCATGCTGTCGGGCTTCACCCGTGACAAGTGGCTGACGCTTGAAAACGCGAAAGAGAAAATCGAAAACTATTTCAACAAGGTATATGGGAAAACGGTCATGGTTGACGATGGTTCAGCCGTGGCCGTTTTCTATGGAAACGCCTTGATTGTCCCAACCGGGGACGAAGAACTGAAGAAAATTCAAATTAACCTGCAATGTAAAGAATGGAGGGTGAGCTGATATGAGCAAAGAAGGCAAGACCGGCGTATCTGCCAATACTCCCAAAAACATCATGTTTGGCGCTGGTACGATTCACAAAGGTCTGAAGTACGCAAGCAACGCATGGAATTTTGATTCCACTATTGTTGGCGCTACTTCTGGCGGCTCCAAGCTGTCTATCGTGCCGGAGATCACCAACGTTGATGTTGACGGCGCACTTGTGAAAACCAAGGGACTTACCGTTAAAACCGGCGAAAAGGCAACTATGGAAATCAACTTTATTGAGTTGACCAAGGACATCATCAAGGCCGCGACCATCGGCAAAGATGGCACGTCTGACGATGCGGCAAACTATGATTTGATCGAATCGAAGGCGAATATTGCTGCTGGAGATTATTGGGAGAATATCGCCTTTGTCGGTAAGACACTGGAAGGCAAAAACATCATTGCCATTATGGACAATGCGCTTTGCACTTCCGGCTTTGAGCAGGAAGGCAAGAACAAGGAAGGCGCTGTCGGCAAGTACACCTTTGAGTGTCATGCAGACCTGACAAGCGATTTGGACACTCTGCCTTGGCACATCTACTATCCCAAGGCATCCGTTTCCTGACCTATAAGGGCAGGATCACAAAACTAAAGTGATTCTGCCCTTGCTTCTATTAAATGCGAAAATAATTGAAAGTGTGGTTATAAAAATGCCTGAAAACATTGAAAAGACCTACGAGTTGCGCAATCTTGAAGCTGATGACCTGTTTATCATGATTAGCATTGTCAACAAAATCGGCATCAAGGAATTCAAGGCTTGCTTTGAATCTGATGACGTGAAGGCCGCTGTTCTGAATATGGCGAAGAAAGCGGACGAAAACGGGGACGCTGAAGCGGACGAAGGCGCTGACGTTGTTTCCGTTGGAATCTCCGTTGCGCTGGACATCGCAAGTATTCTGATGGCAAACATCGGCAAGTGCAAGAATGACATCTATGCGCTGTTGGCTAACCTGTCCGGCATGAAGGAAAAGGATATTGCGAAGCTGCCTATTAAGACGTTCACAAGCATGGTCATTGACCTTGTGAAGAAAGAGGAATTCACGGATTTTTTTCAGGATGCTGTAAAGTTGTTCAAGTAGGTGACATCCGCTTTTTCGACCTGCTTTTTCAGCGATACGCAAGCCCAATGGTTCTGCTGGATCAGATGATAAAGACCGGCAGACTGTATGAGTTCATCGGCACAGTCATCAGCATACGCAACGAGGAACAGGAAGAAAAGGTAATGTGGGAATACTGGCTGCACAAGGACTTTGAGCGCTCTTATGCGGAATTCGTTGACGCGACAAATCAGAGCAGCCGCCCAGAACCTAAAACGACAAGCAAGAAAGAGCTGGTCGAAATCGTCAAGCATTCTATGGAAATAACATCATTCGTGCCACGAGAAGAATGAGTTGCAGCCCCTACCCTGCCCTATCAATTTAGGGAGGGAACAACATGGAACTTTTCAAGCTGTTAGGAACGATAGCCGTTGACAACGCACAGGCAAAGCAAGCCATTGAAGAAACTGCGTCAACAGCGGATAAGGGAAGCAAGAAAACGGATGCTTCCTTCAAGAAGATTGGTGAATCGGCACTGAAGATCGGAAAAGCTGTTTTGAGCGCTGGCGTGGCGTTAGGCGGTGCGTGGATAGCAGCTATTGAGAGTTCCAGAGAATATAGAACGGAAATGGGCAAGCTGGACACAGCTTTTGTCACGAATGGTCATTCATCCGAAGCGGCAAAGAAAACCTATCAGGATTTACAGGCCGTTTTGGGTGATACGGACGTATCTGTTGAAGCTGCAAACCATTTGGCGGTGATGACCGACAACGAAAAGGATTTGCAGACATGGACGGACATCTGCACCGGCGTTTTTGCGACATTCGGTGATAGCTTGCCCATTGAGGGCTTGACAGAAGCGGCCAATGAGACAGCAAAGGTCGGGCAAGTCACCGGGCCTTTGGCGGATGCTCTGAACTGGGCCGGTATCTCCGAAGATGCGTTCAATGAAAAGCTGGCGAAGTGTTCCACAGAGCAGGAGCGGCAGAAGCTGATCATGGAAACTCTGAACGGAGTTTATAAGAAGGCTTCCGACCAATACAAGGAAAACAACGCCGATGTTATGGCGGCAAACAGAGCGCAAGAAAAGTTGACAAGCGCCTTTGCAGAGTTGGGGCGTGTTGGTGAACCGATCTTGACCGCTATCAAGAACAAGACTGCCGACATGGTGGCCGCTGCTGTGCCGCTGCTTCAATCCTTTATCACCAAAATAAAGGACATGGTCAAATGGTTCAAGCAGAACAAAACCACCGTGCAAGCGTGGGCGGCTGGCATCCTTGCCGCAACGGTCACGGTTTCCGGGTTTGTCCTTGTGCTGAAGTGGGGCAGCATCATGAGCAAGGCCACAACCGCCCTGAAGCTGGTCACAGGCGGCGTGAAAGCCCTGAATCTGGCTATGAGGGCAAATATCATCGGTCTGATCGTGTCGCTTATCATCGGCCTTGTAGCGGCCTTTGTGTACCTTTGGAAAAACAATGAGGGCTTCCGCGACTTCTGGCTGAAGATGTGGGAGAAGATCAAGTCCGCTACTTCCTCCGCTGTCAAGTGGATCAAGAGCAAGTTCGATGACCTGAAGGGCGTTGTTTCAAGGGTCAAGAACACATTCGGCAATATCAAGGACGCTATTGCTGACAAGATCGAGGGAGCGCGTGACGCTGTGAAGAAAGCCGTTGACAAAATCAAGGGCTTTTTCCCGTTGAGCGTTGGCAAGATTTTCAGCAACCTGAAAATCCCGAAAATCTCTGTCAGCGGCGGCAAAGCGCCTTTCGGTATTGCTGGCAAGGGTAAGCTGCCGAACTTCAACGTCAAGTGGAACGCTGAAGGCGGCATCCTTGACCGGCCTACCATTTTCGGCAGCATTGGAAACACGCTGCTTGGCGGTGGCGAAGCCGGGAAAGAAGCTATTGCGCCTATTGACACGCTGCTTGACTATGTACGCGCTGCTGTCAGCGCAGAAAACGAAGGAATCAGAAAGACGCTGATTGAACAGAATCAGATTCTTATTGACTTCTTGTCACGGTCTATGCCACACGGCGTTATGCTTGATTCCGGCGTATTGGTCGGAGAACTGACACCTGCAATTGATATGCGGTTGTCAGATAGATTTAGAAACGCCCAGAGGGGCAACACACGATAGAAGGCTGCTTTCCGGTGGCCTTCTTTTATTTTATCTTCACAGAAAGTGGGTGAAGGTCACTTGGAACTTTTTAAGCTAAAAGGGATTATTGAGCTTTTTGGCGCAGACAAAGCGAAGAACGAAATAGACGAAACCACAGAACACGCAGAGCGGAAAGGCTCTAAGCTTTTAAGCACAATGGCGAAAATCGGCACTGCCGTCATTGCTGCGGGTGGTGCTGCTGTTGTAGCTATTGGCAAACAGGCTTTGTCATCGTATGCGGACTATGAGCAGCTTGTAGGCGGTGTTGATACGCTTTTCAAGGATAGTTCCGCAAAGGTTCAGGAATACGCCGCTAACGCATACAAGACCGCTGGACTGTCTGCGAACGAATACATGGAGACGGTAACGGGCTTTTCTGCGTCCCTGCTGCAATCGCTTGGCGGTGACACAGAAGCAGCGGCAAAAATGGCCGATGTTGCTATTACGGATATGTCCGACAATGCAAACAAGATGGGTACGGACATGGCATCCATCCAGAACGCCTATCAAGGCTTTGCCAAGCAGAACTATACCATGCTGGACAATTTGAAGCTTGGCTATGGCGGCACAAAAGAGGAAATGCAGCGCCTTATTGACGATGCAAACGCTTTGAACGCCGCACAGGGCAATTACACAAACTACACCATTGAAAGCTTTGCCGACATTGTATCTGCAATCCATGATGTTCAAACGGAAATGGACATCACAGGAACCACGGCAAAAGAAGCCAGCACCACTATTCAGGGTTCTGTGAACTCCATGAAGGGTGCGTGGAAAAATCTGCTGGTTGGCATTGCTGATGATAACGCCGATTTCAAGACACTTACAGAGCAGTTCGTTGATAGTCTTGTAACCGTTGGATATAACATCATTCCGCGCATAAATATCATCATCCAAGGGCTTACGCAGCTCATAACAAGTGCGTCTCAGACGATTATTCCACTGGCTGTGCAAACCCTGCTTGAAAACCTGCCAAGCATTATTGCTGCCGGTATGGATTTGGTTATGGCGCTTGTCAATGGCGTCCTGGATAACATTGACCTGTTGATTGATTGCATCATTGACTTGGTTGATGTCGTTGTTGACAAATTGCTTGAAAACCTGCCAAAGCTGATTGACGGCGGTATTCAGTTTACGCTTGCGCTTGCTGCCGGAATACTCAAGGCAGTTCCACAGCTTTTAGCGAAACTGCCGCAACTGGTTTCGGCTGTCTTTCGAGGGCTGAATGATGGATTTTTGCGAATTGATGAAATCGGCTTGAATATCGTGCGCGGTGTATGGAACGGCATTGCAAGTGCCGGTGATTGGCTGTGGAGCAAGGTCAGCAATTTCTTCGGCGGCATCGTAAACGGTGTAAAGCGTGTTTTGGGCATTGCATCCCCTTCCAAGGTCTTTGCAGGGATCGGCGGCTTTATGGCTGAAGGTTTGGGCGAGGGCTTTGACGATCAATTCAAAGACGTAAAGAAGGGCATTGAAAGCAGCATGAACTTTGACGCTGCAAATGCGTCTATCAATGTTTCCGGCAATGTTCAGAAGCAAGTCGGCGGCGCTTCCTCTGCCGCACAGACCGCACAGGGCAGCAATGACAGAAGTATTCACCTGACTGTTGTTGCACCGAATGGCAAGGAGCTTGCCCGGTTCATTGCGCCGTACATGGGCGCACAGCTTCAGCTTGTGAGGGGGTGACAAGATGCTGAAATGGTATATCAATGGGCATGAAATGTCATCCAAGGGCGTTTTCATCGCTCCCGGCTACACGGTCACGTCTGCGCATATCAGCCGGTCTGTCTATTCTGGCGGTTGCGCGTCCTATGTTGCAACCAAGGCGAAGATCGGCCTTAAAACGCTGGAACTGCCTGTCAGGATCGTGCAAGAATCCACGGACACGGCTGACAGCATGAGATCGTGGCTGCTGTCCATGTGCCTTGGAAGCAGGGTCGATGTAGCGTTGCCGAACGGAAAACGCTATGTTGTAGCTCTGACAGACGCAGGGAAAGTTGAAAAGTTCGCAGAAGGTGTGCTTGATTTCACACTTGAGTTCACCGGCTACCAACGCGGGGAGCTGGTCAAGGCGCAAACGCCGTCTATTATGTGCTTTTCCACAGTGCCGGAAACGCCATACAGGATCACGGCCAATGTGGCCGCTGCTGGCTCCTTCACAATGGCTGGCGTGACGTTCACCGGCTGCGCGGTTGGTGACGTGCTTGTAATTGACGGCATGACCGGCAAGATTACGAAAAACGGCAGCGCTATGGACATTTCAAAGACCAACTTTTTGAAATTCCCCGTCCTGACACCGGGAAAGAACACTGTGACAAGCACCGTCACGGCGGCGGTTGAATACTATCCAATTTTCATGTAAAGGCAGGTGAATGAATTGATCAGACTGCAAGACGGCACGATTCTTAATGATAATCAATATGTCATCAAGGAACAGTTTGACGGCATCAACCTATTGACATTCACACTGCCGGAAGAAGTCTTTACCCACAATGAAGATGTTGTCTTTGAAACCATTGACCGGCAGGAATATCTTGTGAAAGTCATCAATGGCGATAACATCACTTGCGAACTGAATCTTGACGGCCTGAAGGCACAGCAAACGGACTTTGACAACGGCAGCGCTACGGCTGGCAACACTCTTACAAAGGCGCTGTCTGGTACTGGCTGGACTGGCGTTGATAATACCGGCCTGACAACCAAAAGGACGATTAAGGGAGCATATACGCCGTTTGACATCATCAAGAAAATCACGGAAACATGGGACGGTGTAACGCCACTGTATGACAACAGCGCAAAGAAAGTCACCCTTGTTTTCCCGGATAAGAACGAAGCAAAGGAAACCTTTCTGACAGAGGACTTGAACCTGCGGCAGCTTGACATTGCCGGTGATAGTTCAACCTTCTGCACACGTCTACGGGCAAAAGGTCGGGACGGGATGACATTCGCTGACATAAACGGTGGCAAGGACTACGTTGAAAACTACACATATTCCAACAAGATCATCTATGGTCAAATGATCGAGGATGACCGTTTTCTTGTAAAAGAAAGCCTGAAAGAGTATGCAGAAGCAAAGCTTGCTGAAATGGCCGTTCCCTCTATCAGCTATGAATGTGACGTTGTGGATGTGGCGGCATATGACAGCGATTATAGCTTCTTGGAAATCAAGATGCATAAAGCTGTGTGGTTGCTGGACAAACGCAGAAATACACGCATACAGCATCGTGTAGTTGCCTATGAACGGCATCCGGCAAATCCAGAGAACAACAAGGTAACGCTTGCAACAGTCATTAAGCCGCTGCAAAACTCTGTGAAAAGCATTGAGGAAATGCTGAATGATCCAAACAGTGAGTTTGTGCAAAAGTTTGAAATCTACGTTGATACCACGGCAGATAATGCTACAAGCTGGCTGTTGGGCGCGAAGGGCGGCAACGTCATTTTTCGCAAAAACAGTGATGGGCAACCAGAAGCGATTATTATTGCAGATGGGCTTGACCTGAACACCGCGCAAAACGTGTGGTTGTGGAATAAAAACGGCCTTGGATTTTCCAGCACCGGCATCAATGGCACATATGAAACGGCTATCACGTCTGACGGCAACATTGTCGGTAAGTTTGTAACAGCAGAAGGATTGCATGTCAAAGCCGCAAACGTGGACGGCACTTTCTCCGCAAACAAGATTGTTGGCGGCACGATTGACGCTGACCAGATCAACGTCAAAAACTTGAACGCTGACAACATCAATTCCGGTGCGCTGAAAGGGGCTTATCTTGCTGATGGTGCTGTTATCAACAGTAAGCTTGGTAGCTATGCTGTTGAGGGTGCAAATATTGACACAGATGCGATCATTAATCGACACATCTCAAGCGGTTCCATTAAAACGACTACATGTGATAGCACGATCAATGGATATTTTGCGGATATTATATCAGCAAATAAAATTTTTGCTGGTAGCGCTACAGCCAGTAACATTAAAACATGGGTTTTTACTCTTAACGGAAAAGAAGCGGTATGGCTGGATAAAGCATCAGCAACACGGGTTTTGGGTTCGACTTGATGTGAAGGGGGAATTTTAGTGAACATTTTAATTCTTGGTGACGGAACAAAACTAGAATATACGCTAGGCGGTGCAGTCTCTATGATCGGGGATATGTATATTGACATCCCCAATATCACGCTAACAAAAGCGGTTATCATTTTTTCCAACACCGAAAAAACAAAGCACATGGAATTTTGGTCTGGTGAAAGCGTAACAGCATTTGAAAACTTCACTGTATTGGGCGGTGTAGAAACGCCTTATAATCTTCCTGATACCGTGCGGATCACTATGCGTAAAGGCGTGGACACATCTGAAGAAGCTCTTGCTGTTGCTCTGGCAGAAGTCGCGCAATACAAAGCAGCTTTGACACTTTTGGGCATTGAAACAAGTGAGGTGAACGGGAATTGAGCATCAATCACAATGTTGATCTGAATCTTTCTGCATCCATTATGCCACCTGTTTTGAGCATGGCGCAGTATGATGCAAATAGCCGCACGATTGTTGCAACGCTGTGGGACGGTACAAGTGGATTCAACATCCCTTCCGGTGCTGTTGTCATGGTGCGGTTCGGTAAGCCTGACGGCACTGGCGGCTTGTATGACGAAACCGAAGCTGGTACATCTATCACATACAGCGGCAACGTTGTAACGGCTCCTGTTGCCACACAGATGCTTTCTGTGGCCGGTAAAGTACAGGCAGATATAGAAATCTACCAGACCGGCGAAACGGCACAGAAGGCCGTTAAACTGGCAACATTCTGCTTTGTTGTAAACGTTGAGAGAGCCGCCTTTCCAGATGCAAAAATCATCAGCAGCGATTATTACAACATCATTGCCGGTGACATCTCTGAATTCAGGACGGCGCAGGAACAAATCCTTGAATCACAGGCCGCGCTTGAACAAGTGGCAAAGAGCATCACCGGCAACGTTAAATCCGCCCAACAGGCTGCACAGACGGCAACAGAAAAGGCCGCTGCCGCCGCCACTGCCGCCCAGAATGCGGCAAACAGCAAAGCCGCCGCAGAAAACGCAAAGACAGCGGCAGAGACGGCAAAAGCCGATGCTGAAAGCGCAAAGAGCGCGGCGGCAGCGTCAGCAACGTCAGCCAATACCAGCAAGGAAGCGGCACAATCAGCCAATGCCGCCGCAGAAAACGCAAAGACAGCGGCAGAGACGGCAAAAGAGGACGCGGAAACGGCGGCAGAAGAAGCCCAAAACGCTGCATCTGCAATGCAGGAGTGTGCGCCGTACAGCTCCACCAAAAGCTATGTTGTGGCGAATATGGTGACAAACAACGGTTCAACTTATCGCTGCATTAAACCTTGCACCGGGATTGCACCGCCCAATAGTACATACTGGCTTGTGATTGCTCAAAAGGGCGCGGATGGCCTTGGTTCTGGCGATATGCTTAAAGACACATATGATCCAAACGGGAAGGCACAAGATGTGTTCTCCTATGCTGACATCAAAGCTGGCAATGTTCAGGCCGACCTTGACGCGCACAAAAATAGCACCGGCATCCATGTAACATCAACGGAGAAAAACACATGGGACAGTAAGGCCGACACTGATGACATCCCGACACGGTTAAGCGAATTGTCCGATGACGCAGCGCACAGGCTTGTAACAGATACGGAGAAAATCGCTTGGAACGGTAAAGCAAACGCTTCTGACATTCCCACATCTTTAAGTGACCTGTCATCTGATGCAACACACCGGTCTGTGTCAGACACAGAAAAAAACACATGGAATAACAAGGCCGACAAGGCGGTCAGCCGGTCGGTGACACTGTATGCGTCCAGTTGGAACACCAGCTACAAGAATTACTCCGTTACCGTAACGGGCATGACGGCAGCGGCAAACTGTATCATTACGGCTGCGCCTGCCAGCTATATGGCGTATGCGGAGGCGGGTGTGCGGTGTATATCACAATACGGGAATGGGCTGACCTTCCAGTGCGAAGAGATCCCAACGGCAGACCTGGCGGTCAACGTGCTGATCCTGGGTTAAGGAGGGTGATTCCATGATATTCAATCTGACAACACCAGCGGTCAGCAAACTGCCGAAATTCACCTATACCGGTACTTATTCGCTGATTGACGACGGAAACGGCAACTGGCGGATCAAGTTCCTGTCCAGCGGTAAGTTCACCCCGGCGAAGGACATGACCGTGGACGTGTTCATCGTAGGCGGTGGCGGAGGTGGTGGAACGGGAACGTCCACGGTTATCAGATATGCCGCAAGTGGTGGTGGAGGTGGTTATACCAAAACCCTCACAGCGCTTCAGCTGACGGCGGGCACGGCGTATGACGTGGTCGTTGCCACTGGCGGCGCTGCCGGTGCGGCAGGCGGGGCCAGTATGTTCATCACGACGACCGCGGCAGGCGGCCGACCGGGTACATTTAACACGTCGAGCGACAGCAAAGCGGAAGGCGCGGATGGCGGCTCCGGCGGCGGTGGAGCATTTCGAAGAAGCACCAAAACGCTCATCGTCGGAAGCGGCGGCAGCGACGGTGCAGATGGCGGCGATGCCGTGTTAAACGCAGGAACCCAGTACGAACAGACAATGGCGGCAGGCGGTGCCGGACAGGGCACCACTACGCGAGAATTCGGCGAGACCACCGGAGACCTCTATTCCGGCGGCGGTGCTGGCAGCGCGTTTTACAGTTCCACAACGAAAGACGGCACCGGCGGCGAAGGCGGCGGAGGCGACGGACACGCCGCGGGTGCGGACAATACCGGCGGTGGCGGGGGCGGCATGGCAGCTGGCGGCTCTGGTATTGTTATCATCCGCAACACAAGGGGGTAAGACATGAGATACGCATGGATCGAAAACGGTGTGGTGACCAACACCATTGTGCTGAACGACAGGAACGCCGGGGACTTTCCCAAGGCGGTGAAGCTGGGAGACCGGCCTGTGGCCATCGGCGACAGCTATGCGAACGGAAGGTTCTATCGAGACGGCGCGGAGGTGCTGACGCCTGCTGAGGAGAACGCCGCACTGAGGGCCGCCCTGGAAACGCTGGGCGTGGAGACGGAGGAAAGCAGCAATGAGAACTGATATTCTGGAACAGGCAAAGGCTATCCGTGCAAGCATGGACGTTGCCGCCGCTGTGCTGACGGATGAACAAGCAGCAAAAGCGCCTATGATTTTCCGTCAGTGGGACGGTGACGGCGTTGATTATGCTGTTGGAGACAGACGCTTGTATAATGGCGTTCTGTATAAGTGCTTGACAGCGCACACTTCACAAACCGCGTGGAATCCGGTTGATGCACCGTCCTTGTGGGCAAAGGTGCTGATTCCTGATCCTGAAGTAATTCCTGCATGGGAGCAGCCGGACAGCACTTATCCCTATATGACCGGCGATAAGGTGACGCACAACGGGAAAACGTGGCAGAGCCTTGTTGATAATAACGTGTGGGAGCCGGGAGCCACAGGCACAGAAAGCTTGTGGGAAGAAATTGTTGAATAAGAAAGGCGGTTAAAAATGAAAGGGGTCACTTTTGGAACGTATCACAGCTATGATGACTTTAGCTTGATTCTGACTTCAAAAGAGATTGCAGCCCCGAAAACCAAAACGATGAAAATTGACGTGGAAGGTGCAGACGGCTCTATTGACCTTACTGATTTTTTCGGTGAGCCAAAATATGAGGATTGCACACACAAATTTCAGTTTTCAACCATTGTGCCACAAAGCGAATTTCTTACACTGTTTTCAACCATCAAAAACACCATACATGGGAAAAAGCTCCGGATCGTCCTTGATGATGATCCGGGCTTTTTCTACATTGGCAGGTGCTATGTTTCCAGCTTCACGAATGAGAAGAACATAGGCAAAATTAGCGTGGAGTGTGATTGTGAGCCGTGGAAGTACAAGGCGGCGAAAACCGTTGTCACACAAGCTGTCAGCGGCGAAAGCACTATTTCCCTGCCCAATCTCCGCAAGCGTGTTGTCCCGGAAGTGGTGATTGAAGCTGACAGCGCCATGCACATTGTCTATAACACATACAACGTGTGGGATTTGGGCGGCGGCAGCTACACTCTGCCTGAGCTGGAACTGAAGGCCGGGGAAAACAGCGTTTCCGTCACAGGTACAGGAAACATCACGTTTTCCTATCAGGAAGCGGCTTTGTAAGGGGGTGTTTCCGTGTACAGGGTTTATTGTGACGGCCTGACGCTGTATAACAGCAGCTTGGAAATCCTTAAAATCTTCAGTCCTTCCGTTGAATTGGAGCTGAACAAGACCGGCAGCTTCTTATTCACAGTTTATCCCGATCATCCACAGTACAACGCCATTCAAAAGCTGCGGTCGATCATCACGGTTTATCAGGATGACTATCTGATTTTCCGTGGGCGTGTCCTTGATGATGAAATCGGCTTCTACAACGAAAAGCGTGTCATCTGCGAAGGTGAGCTTGCTTTCCTTCTGGACAGCGTACAAAGACCATACGACTATTCCGGGACGATTGCCGGTTTCTTAAACCTGCTGATTGATAACCACAATGCGCAGGTGGAAGAAGCAAAATGGTTCACTGTCGGAAATGTCACGGTCACTGATCCGAATGATTATATCGTCCGGTCAAACATCGAATATGCTGATACATGGACAGAACTGCAAAAGAAGCTGATTGACCTGCTGGGCGGCTATATCGTCATCCGGCATGAAGGCTATATCAACTATATTGACTACCTGCAAGACTTCACGCTGCTTTCTCCGCAGAAGATCACGTTCGGAAAGAATCTGCTTGACCTGAAGCGGATCAGGAAGGGCGCGGACATTGCAACGGCTCTGATCCCGCTGGGGGCGAAGCTGAAGGACGATGAAGGCAAGGACACAGACAACCGCCTGACAATCGCTTCTGTCAATGACGGCCTTGATTACATCGTTGATGAAGAAGGCGCTGACAAATACGGCCTTATCTTCGCAACGCATACATGGGATGACGTGACGGAAGCGGCAAACCTGCTGACAAAGGGCAACGCATATCTTGATGAACTTGTCAACCAGCCTGAAACCATTGATCTGACGGCGGCTGATCTTGCAACCGTGGACGTTTCCTTTGGCAGCTTCCACCTTGGAACGTATGTCAATGTGGAGAGTACGCCACACGGAATAGGCCAGAATTTTCTTGTCACAAAGCTATCTTTGAAGCTGTTGGAGCCGGGAGCGAACAAGCTGACGCTTGGTGGGGCGTTCTTGGGCATTTCCGGGGCGCTGGCTGGCGTTTCCGGCGCACAGGGTGAAATTATACTGCAAATAGAAAACGCCGAAAAAACGGCTTCTACGGCCATTTACAACGTGGAACAAAATCTACTTGCATCTTTGCAGGTATCAGAGGAAAACATCAAATCAACTGTAGCTGAAAACTACTACCTGAAAGATCAGACGGACGCGCTTGTTTCCTCTGTCAGTACGGAGATCGAGCAGACGAAGGAAAGCGTGGAAATACAGTTCAATCAATTCAGCGCTGACATTGATGCTGTGGCAGCGGGTGCAGATGCAGAGTTTGAAGAAATCCGCAAATACATCCGATTTGTGGACGGCTCAATTCTGCTGGGGCAGGTTGGGAACGAGCTGGAATTGAAAATCAGCAATGACCGCATATCTTTCCTTCAGGACGCTGTTGAAGTGGCTTATTTCTCAGACAATAAACTGTATGTGACAGACGGCCATTTTCTCCACTCACTTCAGCTTGGGAACTTTGCTTTTATTCCAAGGGCAAATAACAATTTGAGCTTCAAGAAAGTGGGTGGTTGATATGGCGAAATCAGGAACAATCACAAAGGCTATCCGAACGGGCTATCAAATGAAGATTGTCTGGACGGTCGGCAGTCAGGCCGTGGCAAATAACACATCCAGCGTCACGGTCAAGGTGCAGCTTGTTTCCACCGGTGCAAGCTATACCATCAACAGCAGCGCAAGCAAAAGCGGCAGTCTGACTATCAACGGGACGAAGTACACGTTTTCTTTCTCTGCGGCTCTTTCCGGCAATCAGACGAAAACGCTATTCACAAAAACCGTCACCATAGCACATAATGCAGACGGAAGCAAGACTTGTGCTTTTGCGTCTACCATCGGGATCAAGGTCACGCTGGGCGGCACATACTATGGCGATGTTACGGCAACCGGCAGCGGCACATTTGACACGATCCCACGGGCCACCACGCCCACGCTGTCAGCAAGCAGCGTGAACATGGGATCAAGTATCACAATCAATATGCCAAGGGCGGCAGGTTCCTTCACGCATACGCTGACATATAAGTTCGGCAACGCAACCG